GCGGCAAACCGTCAGTTATTTTCGTCCATTCATTTCTCATTCGCCATTCCTCCTTCCCTCCAGTGCTGCTTCCGCTTCTTTTGGAATAACATAAAAATCATTCAATAATTCTTCAATATGTTCCCCTGTCCAAACAGGCGTATCTTTCTGTTTTACGGAAGTGACATACCAATCATATAAAGTACTCTCGTCCATGGCTTTCTCTAAATCGACTAATCTTTTTTCATATTTTCCAACCTTGCAGGGCAGCACCAACAGCCGTCCCTGTTCTTCCAAGTCCCTGTAGCGTTTCAGTTCCTCCAGCCAGTCAGCTTCCTGCCCAAATCCCTCCGCAGTTCTTCTGACCACTCCAAATTCATCCTCCGACAGATGTTTCCAGAGCCGTTTTTCTGCCGCTCTTAACCGGTTAATCTTTTCTTCAAGTATCGCTCTTATTTTCCTTACCCTTCACACAAAATCACTTGTCAACATTCCGTCTCGTATCAGCAGGAAAATAATGTCCAAATATGTCCGTTTATCACTGTATTTACAATTTGCTTTGCTATGTATTCTTTGGTCACTGTCTTTCCAATCATTCACATCAAAACATACATCACTGACAAAAAGCATTTTTACACCCCTTGCCACGCAAAGGTAGTAACAACCATGCTTTCCATATTCGCCTCTGCATTTCCTAAATCCATATTTTTCAAATTCCTCCGCTTTCACTGTCGGTTTCAGCATTAACTTTCTCCTCCATTCAGTCTGTCTATGTAGGCGGCACTATTTTTAACACCATGATTGAGCGTCAGAATGGCAAATCATCCTCTACCTCAACCACGATATATCCGGGGCATCTCACTGTCCCCTTTTTCCATCTGGAAATCGAGCACAGTATATTTTCTCTCTTTGCCCCTCTCAGCCTTGCCAGCTCCGCCGCACTGTCCGCCACCGCAAGCGGAAGGGAAAGCCTATCCTTCGTCACTGCCATGTAAAGCCGTTCTTTTCCTGTTGCCTTATCCTTCATGCTGATACACCTCTTTCAGCCTATCGCAATATCTATCCATTTTCTTCAAATTCCCATCATACAGAGCCGTCTGGATGCCTGCGAAAATAGCCTTCTGCTGCCTCACCCGTTCCGCCGTTTCGGCATCATGGCGCAGATTATTCTTCCCTTCTGTGATATAATAGGCAAGGTAGGGCTGAAACTGCGTGCGGAGGGCTGTTACAATTTTCTGATATTCTGCGCCGTATTTTCCCAGTCGCAATTCCGCCGGAATCGTCATTGCCTTTCCCTTGCGCTGTACCAACAGGCGGTATTGTTGAAATTCATCCTTTGTCATCGGGTGCATGGAATCCCTCCTTTCGTCTTGCTTTTTTTCAAGGGATATGGTATTTTTGCATCAGAGCCTATCCATGGCTTTTATTGTCGTATTTTTTATCAATACTCTTTTTCAAATAACTATTCCTTATAGAAAATGTGCGACCTGTACAACCTTGTACGAATTTATTTTTTAAAAAGTCGCACGTCTTGATTTTACTGGACTTTCTGCATGTGATTCTGATTTGTGCCACTTGTGCGACCATATTTTACCTTCTATATAAAAAAGTGTGTTTCTGTTTTTATTCTTTCAATCACTCTTTTTATAGAAGAAGGTGTATTTAAAAAAGGTTGCACAAGTTGCACATTCGTACATCTTCATCAAAACGGGCACGCATTTCCATCCTTATCCTCCATGCCGACCTGCTCAAAGCCATCCTGTTCATCCTGTGGCTTAATCATCCAGATACAATGAATCGGCTCTCCATTTACTCTTTTTGTCTTAGCGTAGCCTTTCTGCGCCGCCTCAATCTTCCCTGTCCGTTTCATCCATGAAAGCAATGCCTTTGCGTTAAATCCGCCATCCCGACAAATCTGTTCAAAGCGGCTGCGAATCACATAAAAATAATATTTATCATTCGCTCCCCAGACCTCATTGCGATCGTCCTCCGCCTCGCCGAAGTGGCTTTTATTGGCAACCAGTGTTTCATAAACATATTCATACGCACGCTCATGCACAGAAACCTCCTGCTTTGTTTTCAGAAAGTGCTGTACATCCGCAGGGCGCAGAAATTTATCATCCCCGAAGATTGCCTGCGACAGCACATAATCCCCCACCAGAATCATGCTCATTGCCATGGACTGCTTGCCTGTGGTGTCCTTCTTATCAAATTCCTGCATATAGATACGGTAAAGCTGTCTGACGGTCGCAAAGTCCGGGTCATATCCCGCAAGCCAATCCAAACATTTCTTCCCGGCAAAGCCGTAGTTTTCCAGAAGGGTATCCGCCACATGTTTCGGGTTTTTGAACAACGCCTCCTCGCACTCGATTTCGATGATACGATTGACCGCGCCGCCGCCAGATGCCGCAGATGCCAGAGGCATTTCCCCGTTTGTGATAATGCAGTTCGACCATGTGGGTGTCAGGTCAACGCCGCCCTGCTTATTCCCTCTGGTGCGCCCTACGCCCTCGGAAAGCATATAGATGTCCTTATCAAAGCTGGACTGACTGCCTGCAATCTGCAATTCATCCAGAATCAGCGGCAGATTCCCCACAAAAGCCGCCGCACGCTCCTTGCCGACCACAGTGCTGTTGAAGGTCTGGATATACCGCCCTACTCTGGGGTCCGCCCAGACAGATGCCGCAAGCATTTCGCCGACGGTCTTGCCTGCCTCCGTACCGCCCCAGAGGTGCAGGAAGAAGGGTAGACAATTCAGCGGCTTAACCAATACGCTTGCAAACGCCGCCGCCATCAGAATCCGCCCGTACAGGCTCTCCTGCCGCACTTCTTTCGCAAGCGCAAGCCATGTTTCATAGCTGCCGCCGCTTTTCACGCTTTCAAACAGCCCCTTACAGGCGGCATCCCCGTCAAAAATAAGATTCTCCACATAGGGCGAAAAGCCGTGTCCCTCCACCCATCCGAGCCGCCCGACGCTGTTCTTCTCCTCAATGCGCTCATAATTGAGATTCTCCGCATCATGCAGGAACCGCACGACCCACATCCGCCAAGGCGATGATGGAGGAAGCCGCCGCCAGTGTCCGCTTATCGGCAATGGTCTTGCGCCAGATGCCGCCCTTGCGATAGGATAATTGCAGCTTTTCCGTATTCGTATCAATATTGATTAGCCGCATGGTCGGCAGTATCGGGTGGATGCAGGCAAGCATGTCCCCAAGGGGCGTGGAAATGCTGATGCCGCTATCATCCGCAACCCAGTTTCCGCAATCCAGTTCTAACGGCTGTCCGTCAAAATTCGTTGCATTCTGAATGAAATTCCCTGTAGCATCCTTTTTCTTCGCCTGACAGAATTTTCTGAACAGGGTCTTAAAGCCCTTCACCCCTGCTTTTTTCGCCACATCCGCCATTTGCTCCGTCATCTGCGACAGCAGGAATTGGTTGTCTATGTATTTATAAAGCACCTCATATGGCTCTGTACCTTCCAGAAAGTCCTGTTTCTGATATTCCCGAAACTCAGCCATGACGCTCACCGTCCATTGCCTTTCCTGCCGCAAGCAGCTTGACAATCATCTGCCCTGCATCTGCCTTCCGGCAGAACAGAAAACGGCAGCCATGGCGTTCCTCGATGGATTTTAGAATCTTATACAGCTTTTCCCCCGTCAACGCCTTCGGGGAGTGCCACAGGCGTGGATTGCTCCAATGCTTGACATCCTCCAGTGCGGCAATCCCGTCCTCCTCACAAAGGATAATCAGCTGAATCCCAAGCCGTTTCGCAAGGTCTAATTCCTCCACAAAACGCCGATGCTGCTGTGTCACGTTGCCGCAGATCTCCAGAAGTCCTGCCTTCGTATCAATGCAGACGCTCTGGTCGGTGGGAAGGGAATAATCCCCTACCACCAATTTTGTGCGTACCACCTCTACGTCATGCGCCGCAAACCACTTTTCTTTTTCCTCATGTTTTCCCTTCTTTTGCCTTGTATCGCACAAAAGTATCATCCCATCACCGCCTTAAAACGGAACATCGTCATCTTCCACATCCTTTGTGGGATAGAATCCGTTCTCGCCTGCACTGCCGCTTTCCTGCAAAAGCTTTTTGGGCGGTACAATGAAATCTCCCTTGCGGATTTTTTCCACACTGCGGATGTTGGCAACATACAGTCTTGTGCCGTCACTGCCGTTATTTTTGCGGTATTCCTCCTCCGCCAGTACCAGCCCGATCAGCTTACCTTCCAGACGCTTTTCCTCGTTTTCAAATACAAAGCCGGGGTTGCTCTCCTTCACCGCCGTCAGAAATCCCTTAAACATGGACTGTGCCTTCTCCTTATAAGAACGGTAAAACGTGCCGCCCCAGAAGGCTTTCGCCTTGTAGAGCGCATCCCAGTGTCCCTTGTGCTCCCCTTCCGCGATGTCATACTCCAGCTTCAGATATTCCTTCTCAGGTACGTCCACCGCTACCGTAATCTTGCAGACATATCCGCCCGGAGCCAGTCTCGGCAGCTCCACAGGGTCGGGTACGCTGTTCCAGTTGATATTTTTCATTTCTTGTCCTCCTTAAAAATCCTTCAGTGCATCCAGTACCTGCTGAATGTCATTCTCAATCTCAAATGTTTCAAATGCCCCCATAGGGCTTTTTGCTGTGCTATTTTTGGTCTGTGTTTCAAAAATATATCTGCTCTCATCGGTGCGCTTGGCAAGCAGCACAACATTAAACAGGGATTCCAACACAAGCTTTTCCATCTTCCTGCCGTTTGTGCGGATCCGCGTAAACGCATAACCGAAATCATCACGCACCGTTTCGCTGTGCATCACGAAAATAACCGTCAGATTCTCCCGCAGTCTGCTCGCCGTTTCGACCAGATTCCAGACAAACTGCGTCAGGTCAATCCATTTGCCGTATCCGTTTTCCTTCATGCCCTTCACTTCTTTGTCCGCCATGCAGGTGTTCAGCGTATCAATTACTACCGTCTGGATATGCGTACCGCTTGTGTTGATACTCAGAAGATATTTCTCAATTTTCGGGATGTCCCTTGTCACGCAGTAATTATTGTTTTTTTCGTTATACTGCGCCTTCCACCCCTTCCAGGGCAGTCCCTTCCCGTCACAGTCGATATAATAGGTCGTCGCAGGGTCTAAGTTCCGCATAGACGTACTCTTGCCGCTGCCCGATTCCCCCATAATGCAAATCAGCTTTGCCATATCTCACTCCTCCTTATACAATGTGCCGTTTCTTGCTTCCTCCACCATGAGGTTGTTCAGTCGGTCAATCTCCGCATTTTTCAGCTTTTTCAGATTCACCAGCCCCATGATTTGCCTGTCCGCCTCCCTGATTTCCAGAGAAAGCTGACCGATTTTTTCCAGATACGTTTCCCGTTTCAAAGAAACCACCCTTTCTGTTATTCGTAGACGCTCTCCCTTCGGATGCAGTCGTCACACCCAATCGGCTCTCCGTGCCTGTCAAAATAGAAATACTCGCATTTCCTGCTCCCGCAAATGATACATTCAGGGATGATTTCCTCCGCTTCTTCCTCTTTTCTGGGGTCTTCTGTGTATGTAAATGTCATCACAACACCTTCCTGCAAATCTCCGCAGGGAAGCTCTCCCCGTTTAAGTACCAGCAGTTCCACCAAGGGTCATACTGCCATTCTCCGCTTTTCAGCAAAGGCTCGCCGTCCACACGGTTGGTCTGCATCGTGCCTGTCCAGTTTTCCATTGCATTTCCCTCCTGTTTCTGTTATTCTGTAATTGAATAATTATCCAGTCCCCGAAACGGTGCGCCAACACCTCTGGGGACGTTTTTATTTCTTTGGCAATTCCCTGCCGTAAAACACATTACCGATTGCAAAGGCAATCACCGTGCCGGAAATCAGATAAAACATCATCCTGCTGTCGGGGTTCTCCAGAACCCATACTAAGCCGCACTGCGCCAGCAGTGTTCCGAAGAATACCACCGCCCAACGCAGCAAACCACGGCGGATGTAGAATAACGTCCGTTTCCAGTTTCTCATGGTTTCACCTCCTCTCCCTGTTCCAGAGGGATGATGTTGTTCGGGTCGGACACATCGTAGCCCTCATACTTCCGCAGGAATTCCTCCACCGCTTCCCTGCGGCATTTCAACTGCCCCAGCTTCAGAAACGGCAGCAGTCCCGCATCCTTCAGACCATATACTCTGGTCGCGTTGCATTTCAGAATCTGCGCAACTTCCTTTACTGTGTAAAGCATCGGCTCCATAAGAACACCTCCTGTTATCAACATCTTTTTCACTTTCCTTGACATTTTTCTCCCCCTGTCCTATCCTGAAAATACAGGCTGTTGCCGCAGCCGAGTACATAGGAAAGGAGATAATTTTATGAATATTGAGTTGTTGGTTGCACTTGCTGCAATCGTTATATCTGCCATTGTGCCTGCTATCACAAACCAGCAAAATAATGAACACCAAATTCGACTGAAAAAATTAGACACATTTTTTCTCGAAAAACAAAAGGTATACTTTGAGTTTGCTGATTCATATGCGCTCGCTTTAACAAATCCCAGCCCAGAGAATATTTCAAAGTTTCGCTCTGCAACACATAAATGCTTTATGTTAAATGCCAATAAAGATTTTTACAAAGATGCCTTAGAGTGCATTACTTGTCTCGAAAATAATGAATCTAAAGAAAAAATTGAAACTCTCTATATGTTCTGTGTTCGCTCTCTTTCTTTGAACTTGGAATTTGCCATTGAGGATTTTGAATACCCTATTTAATGGCAAGTACTAACGCCATAACCGCAAATGCCATGCCGAGATTGTAAAATTTAGACCGGCATTCGCGGTTCTTTATTCTATATCCGCTGTATACACAGACTATAGATGCTATTGAAATCAGTATGCTCATGAGAAGCACATTCACCTCCCTTCGCTTGCGTCCTTATCCTTTTACTGGTCTTTCTTCGTTATTTTCAATAACGCTTTAAGCGTTATTTTCAGGCAAAAAAATAAGCTGATTATATCTCACATCGTATGTATCCTCAATCTTTTTCAGAATCGGAATATCCGGATAAGTCTTTCCTTTTTCGTAGTTTGCCAAGGTTTCTACCGTAATTCCAATCAATTTCGCCGCATCTTTCTGTGTCAAGCCCTTGCTTACTCGGGCTGCTTTCAATGTAATTTTCAAAATTCTCACCCCTTTCATACTACGATAATAATACGCTTTATGCGTTTTGTCAATGCTAAAAGCGTAATTTTTTTATTTTTATCTTGATTTTTTTTTGTTTTTAGCGTATATTGTCATTAGAAAGGGAGTGAGCCTATGAGCGACCTCGGAAACAAAGCCATTATGGCTGAAAATATAAAATACTATATGGATTTAAATAATAAGTCAAGAAATGATATGTGTGAGGCTCTTGGATTCAAATACTCCACCTTTACTGATTGGGTAAATGGGAAAAAATACCCTCGCATTGATAAAATCGAAATGATAGCAAATTATTTTGGCATTGAAAAATCAGATTTAGTCGAAAAGCGAGATAAGTCCCTCCCCGAAGGTGCCATCCCCTACGTTCCCGAACCAATGGTAAACGTCCCTCTGGTCGGCTCTGTGAACTGTGGCACGCCGCTATTCGCCGAGGACAACATCGAAGGCTACATCCCCACCCCCGAATCTGACCTCCAGACAGGCGAAACCTACTTCTGGCTCAGGGCTAAGGGGGACAGCATGATAAACGCAGGCATCCATCATGGCGATTTGCTCCTGATCCGTCAACAGGCTGATGTGGATAATGGAGATATTGCCGTTGTTGCTGTCAATGGTGACGAGGCTACCCTGAAAAGAGTGAAAAAACAGGAAAATGCGCTGATTCTCCAACCCGAAAACCCCGCCTGTGAACCGAAAATCTTTGTTGGCAAGGATATGGAAAATATACATATCCGAGGTAGGCTGATGCAGCTTAGGAAGGAATTTTAAATAAAAAACTCCCCCTACAGTACCGCTAATACCGTAGAGGGAAAAGAAATTTATTGCAAGAAAAAAGCAGGTTATATTTCAAACCTACTTTTTCCTAATGGTGGATAAAAATGGTGAGGATGGTAATAAATTAATTTCTTTCCATAACCAATGAGTTTGCCGCCTCATTGTTCCTCAAAAGGTACATTTTTATCACCCAATGACGATTTCATTAATTATTATAATACAAATATATGCAAGTGTCAAGTTTGAGACCATCCCTTCGCCTTTGTACCACAACAATACAGGGTTTTCATAAGCTACGCTGGCGAAAAGGCGGCAACCTCCGTGTTGTCAACCAAAAGCTATCGTATAGCCTCAAACTTATTAGTTATTTAAATAACATTAACACTACCATTGTAACGTCTAAAAGAACACTTACAAACTCGAAATCAGTCATTGGTATTTATGTACCTTTCACCTGTATCCAGAAGGTAAGATTGATTATACCATAAAAATGTCAAAAAATAAAGGGGGTACAATATATCCTGTGGATAACTTTTTGAACCACAAAATATAAGTTTCCCCCTACAGTACCGCGAATACTGTAAGGGGAAAAGAAAGTCACCGTCCAGTAGCCTTCTTAACACAAAAATATCACACTATGTGAATATTGTCAAATTAAGGAGGATTATACTATGAAAAAAACATTTACTACTTGGTGGGCATTGCTTATTGCATTCTCTTTGCTCTCACTTTTCCTGCCTGTCTTTGCTGCAGTGGCTATCATTCTGCTGCTTGTAAAACGGAGGGTCTTTCTTGAAGCACTTGAGAAAGCAGATGTAATCACAGATGCAGATGCTTATGCTACACAAAAACACTCGGATGCAGATGCTTATGAATCTGAACGGCACGCATCCGCCGATGAGTACCATTCCAAAAGAACCGATGCTGCAGATAGCTACTATCATGAAAAAACCTCTCAGGCTGAAATTGATTTAAAACAATGGAATGAAAAGATTTCCAGCGCAGACAAAGATCTCAAGGCTATAAAAAAGCAGAAAACAGAATTACTCCTGGAAATCGAAGAACTCTCCAAGGAAAGTATTGTTGTTGCTGCAAATTTTGAAGTAGATGAAACGATTTCTTCCGAGGAATATAAAAATAAACTGGCACTTTTGAAAACAAAGCTGTCTGAATTTGTAAAAAATGATAAAGCACTTATTATCAATTCCTATGGAGACAAAAAGGCAATTCGCGATAATTCCAAACAGATCCTGCGTTGCTTCGAGGCTGAAAGCGCCTCTATCATCAAGGCGGTAACTACAAAAAATGTAGATACCCAAAGAAATAAACTGAACAAATCCTTCGAGAACTTAAATAAGCTTTTTGAAGTAGACGGCGTAAAGCTGACATTTGATTTCTTAGAATGTAAATTAGAGGAGCTAAACCTGACCTATGCTTATCAGCTTAAAAAGGAACAGGAAAAGGAAGAGCAGAAAGCAATCCGTGAACAAATGTTAGAAGAAGAAAAGGTTCGCCGTGAAATTGAAAGAGAAAAAGCGAAAATCGAAAAAGAAGAAAAGCAGTTCAAAAACGAAATCGCAAAGCTCATGGACTACCTGCAGAAATCCTCTGATATCGAAAAGCAGTTGTATATTGATAAGATTAAGGAACTGGAGGATAAGCTGAAATTAGTTGAAAAGGATAAGGCAAACGTCCTCGAAAGAGAACAGAACACACGTGCAGGCTATGTATATATTATCTCAAATATCGGCTCTTTCGGTGAGAATGTTTATAAAATCGGCATGACCAGAAGATTAGAACCGCTTGACCGTGTGAAAGAATTAGGGGACGCATCTGTTCCTTTCGAATTCGATGTCCACGCAATGATTTTCAGCGAAGATGCACCTACTCTTGAAACTACCTTGCATAACACCTTTAAGGCAAATCAGGTAAACAAGGTAAATCCCAGAAAAGAATTTTTTAGGGTTTCTCTTCCTGAAATTGAAAAGGTTGTTAAAGAAAACCATAACGCAACCGTTACCTTCACACAAGTTGCAAAAGCCGAACAATATAGAGAAAGCTTGCGTTTAGCCGAAGCAGCAGTTTAATAAACAATAAAAAATCCCCCTTCCTGCGCCAACAGGAAAGAGGATTCTCATACGGCGGTATTTGTATAACCACCTACTCGCAATAGGATTATACCACGATACCGCCTTATTTTCTATACCTATTTTTCAATTAAGGAGGAATGCTTATGAAAGGCGGAACACGAAAACGTGGTAAAACATGGTCATATTATTTTGATACCGCTCAGATCGGCGGCAAAAGAAAGAAAATCGAAAAGGGCGGATTCCGCACTAAAAAGGAAGCGGAAACGGCTCTGGCGAAGGCTATCGCGGAATATGAAAACTCCGGACAGGTCTTTCAGCCTTCCACCATCAGCGTCAGTGATTATCTGGACTTCTGGTATGAGCAGTATTGCAAAATGAATCTCACAGAAAATACGCAGCAGACCTACGCAACGCTGATCCACAGGCACCTGAAACCGCAGTTCGGTGCGTATTATTTAAAAAGCCTACAGGCGGCAGCCATTCAGGAATACATAAACCAGCTAAAGGCGCAGGGCTATTCCAAAGCGACCATACGCTCTATCTTTGTTGTCCTCTCTACTGCGATAGATTATGCTGTTCAACCTTTGCAGTATATCCGAGAGAATCCCTGTCGGTTTGTAAAGATAGGTACTGTCGCAAAGCCGGTCAGAGAGCGCATCGTTCTGACGGATGCAGAATTTGACCGCATCCGGAAACGCTTTCCCGTTGGTTCTCGCTACTATATTCCGCTTATGATTGGCTGGAACTGTGGGCTGCGTATCAATGAGTGCTTTGCCCTCACATGGGACGATGTTGATTTTGAAAACTGCACGTTGTCTGTAGAGCGTCAGCTTATCCGCAGGAACATCAACGGCAATCTGGGGTTCTCCCTCAAAGAACCAAAGTACAACTCCAAGCGGAAAATAAAATTCGGGGAATCCCTTTACCGAATCCTCAAGGCAGAGAAAAACCGACAGCTTAAAAACGAACTGAAATATGGCGAATTCTACACAGTATATCAGCTTGTCGATTTTACGGACGAAAAAGGAGCGCCTCGACAGCGAATTGTCGGCACACAAAAAATCCTTTCCACAGGCGCGCGGCGAATCAATTTTATCTGCGTTGATGAAAACGGAGAGCTGACAACCAAAAACAGCTTTGCCTATTGCCAGAGAGTCATCCGGCAGGAGCTTGGAATCAATTTTGATTATCACAGCCTGCGCCATACCCATGCCACAAAGCTGATTGAGGCAGGTGCCAACGTGAAGGCAGTTCAACAGCGGCTCGGGCACAAAAACATTGTAACCACAATGAATACCTACGTTCACCACACAGACGAAATGGCACAGACCGCAGCGGATTTATTTGAAAGCGTTGTAAATGGCTTGCCACCCAAATGAAATTTACGGTGGCAAATGGGTGGCAAATCTCCAAAAACATCAACCCAACACCGCAGAAACGCTGATAACACAATAAAGAAAACATTCGCATATTTTAACAAAGCCTTAAGTTTCTATTCACACTTTGTCCATATTTTTACAGTATACTACAAAAGAAGTCGAAAGGACGCCCCCTTTTACTTCCGCCTGCAGTCCCCTTCCCCGAAAGGCTGCAGGCACCCCTTCCCCTATTGGAAGAAAAATATTGAAAGAAAAAAACAGACAACTACCTATATTTGGTTTATCATAGTAATATACCCTCCCCTTTACAGAAAAAGCAGCCCAAACAGGCTGCTTTTTCTGTAAAATCGAAATCAGGGCACCCACATGCAACAACGCAGAGCCCATCTCAAAAATACTTCGCATTTCCTCGTTGTGGTGCTCGCCAAATATCTGCAATAAAAAGAACAGCCTATCATGCAAGCATGTAAGCTGTTCTTTTTTTGCAGATGTTTGGCTCTGCGTTGTTACATGTAGCTCTTTCTCCAGATGGATGGAGCGAAAAGCATAATAATCGGGAAAATTTCCAGTCTCCCCAGCAGCATATCCAAGCAAAGCACAATCTTTGCGAAGCCGGAGAAGAAGGAAAGGTTTTCAACAGGCCCTGCCATAGCAAGTCCCGGTCCGACATTACTCAGGCATGTTGTAACCGCAGTCACATTCGTAATAAAGTCGAAATTATCCAGCGAAACCAGCATGAACGACCCCAGCAAAATGAGCACATACAGAATAATAAACCCTGTCACGCTGCGAATAGAATCCTCATCCACCTTATAGCCGTCCAGTTTAATCAGGTTAACAGAGCGCGGGTGCACAATATGGCTGATCTCCCGCCGAATCATTTTCAGAAGGATTACAAAACGCGAAACCTTAATACCGCCCGCAGTTGAACCGCCGCATGCCCCAAGAATTAGCAGGCAATACAGAAGCGTCTTGGAAAACTCAGGCCAGAGGTCGAAGTTTGCCGTTACAAAGCCCGTTGTACTCATAATTGCCGCCACTTGGAAGAAAGCATGGCGGAAGGCACCCTCCACTGTCGAATAATACCGAGAAATATCTATGGTAATCAACGCTGTCGCAATGCAGACAATGGCGATATAGCAGCTCAGCTCCTCATTTTTCCATACATTCTTAAAATCCTTCATCAGCATCAAATAGAACAGGTTGAAGTTCACCCCGAACAGCAGCATAAATGCCGTAATGACATATTCAAAATACGCACTATTGTATTCCGCAATGCTGCTATTTTTTACAGAAAAGCCGCCTGTCCCCGCTGTCGAAAGGGCATGCACCACGCTGTCAAAAAAAGGCATTCCACCTGCAAACAGCAAAATCATCTCCACCAGTGTCAGTACAATATAAATCGTATACAGGATTTTTGCTGTCGATTTTACCTTTGGCACCAGCTTGGAAACCAGAGGTCCGGGTGCCTCCGCCTTCATCAGATACATCGTGCGCTCGTCCCCAAGGGGCATAATTGCAAGCATAAATACCAGAATCCCCATACCGCCAATCCAATGCGTAAAGCAACGCCAGAACTGAATACTTTTCGGCAGAGTTTCAATCTCCTGCAAAATGCTTGCGCCCGTTGTGGTAAAGCCGGATACCGTTTCAAAAAAGCAATTTACATAGCCCGAAATAGAGCCGCTCAGATAAAACGGCAGTGCCCCCAGAACGGACATCACAATCCACGAAAGTGCAACCACAACGAAGCCCTCTCGCCCATAAATCCGCTTATTTTCCGGCTCACGGCTGACCAGAACCGTCCCTACCATCAGGCAGGCGATAATGGTTGCGACAAATGCCGATGCCGCCTTTGCCTCCTGATACCATATAGAAACAAAGGCAGGCACTGCAAGCAGGGCAGCCTCTATTCGTATGATATTGCCCAGAATATAGGCAATCATATTAAAATTCATAACCCTTCACCAAATTTCAATCTATTATTTTAAAATATCCTTCAAGTCCGTCAAATGCTTATTTCTGGTAATAATAATCACGCTGTCATCCCCCTCAATCATGTCATTACCGCCCGGAATAATAACTCTGCCATTGCGGATAATCGTTGCCACCAGAACCTCGCTTTTCGTCTTCAAATCCTTGAGCGGCACACCCACTACGCTGGATTTTTCTCTTACCTTGAACTCCAATGCTTCAATTTGCTCATTTACCAGCTTATGCAGCGTTTCTACGTTACTGCTCCCTGCGGAATTCTGCATTGCGCGCACATAACGGACAATATTATTTGCCGCAATCATCTTCGGCGAAATAAAGCCATCAATATCCAGCGCATCCAGAATTTCATCAAAGGAAATACGGTTGATTTTCGCAATCACCTTGGAAACCTTTTTCGCCTTGGCATAAAGAGCAACTACGATATTTTCCTCATCCATCCCTGTCAGGCAGACCAGAGCATCCGTCTTTTCCAGACCCTCCTCCTGCAGGGTCTCCTTATCCGTCCCATCTCCGTGAATCACAACCGCTTCCGGCAGCGCCTCACATAGATATTCACAACGCTTATAATCCAGTTCGATAATCTTTACGCGCACATGAGAAAGAATCAGCGCTTTCGCCAGATAATACGCCATTCTGCCGCCGCCCAGAATCATGACCGATTTTACCCCCGTACGGAACAGACCGATGGTACGGAAGAATTTTTCAATCTCACTATGTGATGCGGTCAGGTTGATTTTATCCCCTGCCTGCAATACAAAGTTACCGTTGGGGATATGCACCTCTCCTGCTCTCTGCACCGCGCAGATCAGAACCTTTACCTGAAACTCCTTATAAATCGCCCATAGAGGCATCCCATCCAGCACACTGTGGGGCGGAATCTTGACCTCTACCAGTTCCACACGCCCTCTCGCAAACACCTCGATTTTCAAAGCAGAGGGGAAGCGCAAAAGACGCAGGATTTCCGTTGCCGCCGCAAATTCGGGGTTTACCGTCATGCTCAGCCCAAGCTCTTCCTTCAATTCGTTAATCTGCTCATAATATTCGGGGTTACGCACACGGGCAATCGTATGCGGCACGCCCAGCTTTTTCCCCAGCAGGCAGGCAAGCATATTTACCTCATCCGCGGAGGTTGCCGCAATCAGCAAATCTGCCTCAGGCACACCTGCTCTTTTCTGGACAAGCATGCTTGCGCCGTTCCCCTCCACACTCATAATATCCATCGTATTGGAAGCATTATTCAGAACACTTGTATTATTATCAATTACAATGATGTCATGTCCTTCACCGGAGAGCTGTCTGGCGATAGTGCCGCCGACCTTACCGTCCCCTACGATTACAACCTTCATGCTGTATCCTCCTTATCCTTTAAGGAAATTTTCTGACATTCTTCAATCCATCAAGCTATCATATCACTTTATTCCCAAAATGTATATACTTATTAAAAACATTGATAAAACAAGGTGTTCTATATGTATTTTTTATTTCTACACCAATTTCTACACCAATTTTAAGTTTTTTTCTATTGCTTCGATTTCCTCCAGTTTGGATTCATCCGTTACATGAACATACAAATTCATCGTCATTTCAATTTTGCTATGACCTAGGATTGCTTGCAGCGTTTTAGGGCGCATGCCACTTTCTATACATCTCGTAGCGAATGTGTGCCTTAGCAAGTGAATTGAGAACTTTCTCATTCCCAATCTATTGCAAATAGCATATATTCCTTGATTATACGCTGACTTTTGAATTAGATTTCCGTTTTTGTTCAGAAAAATATAATCTGCATACTGGATTGGAATAATTTTGTTTTGAGAATTCTTCTCTTTTTGACTATATAAAATATTGACAGCTTCTTTTGTAAGCGGTATCTCCCGATGCCCGCTTTTTGTCTTTGGTTCTCCGATTACAAACCCTTGTTTCGCGACCTCCGATGCACTTCTCTGTATTTTTATTTTTCGATTTTTAAAATCTACATCAGACCACTTTAACGCAATCAATTCTCCAACCCGAATCCCGGTTTGCAGCACAAACGCATATCCATTATAAAATGATGATTTTTCTGATTCTTTTAAGAAAGTTTTTTGCTCATCAACAGTTAGTGCTTCTCGCGCTTCTGTTTTTTTACCACCAGTTGCTTTCACATTCCTTCTTACAGGATTTCTTTCTATTAAATAATTTTCGACAGCACATTCAAAAACACTCCACATTAAATCTCTATGCACCTTAATGGTAGATGTCTTATGCCCTTCATTCATCATATTTAGTACTTTCTGACAATGAATCGGCTTTACGTCTTTTAATTCCATATTCCCAATAATTGGAGAAATAGAAAAGCTCCACATACTTCTGTAGTTTCTTTCTGTTATAATTCTTATGCTATCTCCCTTTACTTCATTTATCCAGTAGTCAAACCACGCATCGACTGTTGGAGAGTCAGAAAAGAACACATCACCATGTTCATCCTCAAACTGCGCATCTGCCATCCATGCCCTGCACTCCTGCAACTTATGAAAGTATTTCTGTTTTCGTTTTCCAGATTTTGTTGTAAAACGTCCTGTATACATTCCGTCTTTCCGTTGGCTGATACCAACGCCTAATTCTTTACCTCTAAGGTCTTTTCCCATCGTTACACACCCTTTCATTTTGAGAAAAGCCCCATACAGCGTCATATTACCATACAGGGCTAATTTCTGTCTATATCTCAACAGTATTTTCAATAAACTTGTCAAATTCCTTTCGCTTAATGAGCTTTCTGTTCCCGTTTGTAAGGGCGAAAGTGCATCTTGGGTTATTCGCAAGTTTTCTGAGCGTTGCCGTTCCGATATTGCTATAGGCGGACGCTTCATCAATCGTCATTGTAACTTTCTGCCAAATCGGTACTTCTGGTTTCGACATATCCTCAATCCTTTCTATTTTCTTATAAATCTTCCTCAAAATGCGATTCACCGTAGATGATGATATTTTCATCGTGTCCGCTATATAATCAATAGGGGAACCGTTACTGGACAGTTGAAATACCATCATCTCATCCTCGGTAAAATTGGCGTTCTCGATAATTTTTCGCAATTCTGGCTTTGTCAAATCTCGCAAAGCCAATTAAGAGTACCTCCTTTATGCTTTATGTATTCTCGTTAGACCAAAGCAATTTTTTGTTCCATTTCTTGGCGGTTTGGAAAATGGTATCCTCTCAATCTGATTCAGATTCATCTTTCATACCACTATTGCAAACCACAGAAATAAATTTATCTACCCTTTTCTGCAATTCTGGCGGTAGATTTTCGTAAAAGCTAATTTCTTTGACTTGGTATCCACATCTTTCTTTCATTCTCTCCATAGCCTTGATGGCAAGAAATGCACCGTTGATAGCTACGTGATATGCAGCCGGCAGTCCGCTTTCCACGTCAAGAGCATCATGGTCTTTCTGGTAAGTAATCGTATGTCGCAGCAGAGCAGCTAACAATCTATCATCAGAGATATTTCTCCATGCCTCAATTCCTTCCATACCGTATTTCTCAACGGCAAATTCGCGTACCCTTGCTAATGGCTCTAAAATCTCCAATGGCACAAGGTTAAGCTGTGGTTTTCCTTCATCTGATTTTACGATTGGCGTTTTCATAAATCTTCCTCCGTTCTGGCTTTTATCTGATACTCATTGCTTTTATCTTTTCCAATTCTGCATGAACAGTGTCCATAACAGAATCATCCACTACTCGTTCTTTCTTCTCCCTGCCCTCAATCAGTAATTTGCTCTTTTCTTCAAACGCATCAGAAAGCTGCTTAATCCTATCCTGCATTTCTATTCTGGCAGGATTTTCATTATTAGAAAGCAAATTCTGTACTTCTGTTGGCAACTTTGCACTCTCATCTTTCTGCATCAACACCAGTCTGTATGACCTCTGAAAATTACTCATAACTACTGTCTCGTTATAATCTTCATCCGTAGCCCAGATATTTAGCTGCTCTGGCGTTCCGATTGCACGTTGAATGATTGCAGGAAGTTTCAAAAATTCCTCGGTATATCTGTATCCGCTATTTCTGATTGCCTTACTTACCAACGCCCACGCTTCCATTTCGTTCAATTCCTGTGGCTTGCTGACGGAATGAACCATGTCAACCAACTGCCCGATTGTCGGTGCAAATCCGCTTGTATCAGACAGGATATAGGATTTCAACGCAACCGAAATCTGCTGATATGTATAATCTGAAAGCATCATTTCCCAAACCTCTGTTGTCTCTACGATATTCTTTGGTCTGAAATTCTGAAAACAGTTATACATGATATAAAGGATTTTCTTCGTTTCCTCTTTTGTCAGCACAAAACACACCCCCTAAAAATTCCAGTTTATATCGCTACTGGAAGCCTTACCGATTTTCTCCCAAACAATACCTTGATATCCGCTTGAAATGCTTTCATTTATTGCTGTTGACACCGCCGTATCTCCGTATTGTGTTGATTTTTCGGATATTGTTTTTAAAAGTGTCCGCAAACCTCTTTCTTTGTACTTGAAATTTCTCTCTCCCTTGTAGGCTATCCAATCCTGCACCGATTCCAGAAGATAATCGGAAATAGCAAACTCGGAAACCATATCATTCAGCATATCCGAATAGGACACTTTCTTTACGGAAACAGAGGGAATATTTTTCGGTTCTTCTTCCGTCTGGCAATCGTCCGCACTGCCTCTAACCTTATTTACCGTATTCATAACGTAACGCCTAAAATCATCAGACTTAATATGCTTTGCGACATTCTCAACACCGACAAGTGTTTTCTCCGATTTGCTCCAATTATACTTGTACCATTTGAGAATCAAGACTTCTTTTGTTTCCGCACAGTACCGAATCACACCATGCACATTTTCAAAACGCCTTATCAGCCTTGAAATTGTATCCTTCGTGTACCCTGTATGGTGCGACATTTGATTAAAACTGACCTCATAGCAGCCGCAGATATTCGTCTGTGGGTTTGTCAGAAGATAAGCATAGAAATACTTATCCTCTGGCGTGAAATCATCCTCGACCTTATTATCAGTCCAGAACGATATATGCAAATTCCTGTATATTGCCATAAACAACACCACGCTCTTATTTATTGTTGATTTTCTCGTCAAGATTCATTTCTACGCCTCCTTCTGCGGATACAAAAGGTTCAAATCATATCCGCTTTCGATAAATTTCAATGTAAGCTCATGATTTGCAGCATTTCCCAGTTTATCATATATCCAGTACATATCAGTCGGTGTGAATTGCGTTCCAAGATACTTGTTGTATCCTTCCAGAAGTTTTTCTCTCCACTCTTGGTTTCTTTTTGCTGACGCATACGGTTCACCTTTTGCTATCGGTCTGGAACACCATTCTAACATTTTACAGATAATATCTGTCTTATCTTTACAGCCTTTCGCTGTAAAGTACATATTCCCTCTGTCTGATATAATCAATTCTCCAAACCTGTTTACAAAACAGTCCTCAAAACACTCCATCACATTGAAAATTTCATCAATCATTCCTGCACCTCCAACGGCTCCGGCATTTCCATCCAACCGATTACCTCGCTGACCTCCGGTACCAAGTCATAGTCATAATCTCCAAACCTCCAACTCCAACGATACCCACACCCATCTTTTGCTTTTTCGTAATAGACAGGGTATCTGAGCGTGTTCGGCTTACCCTGTAGACCGTCCTTCACTGTAACGATTAACGGAACTCCTATCGGCGGCAAACCGTCAGTTATTTTCGTCCATTCATTTCTCATTCGCCATTCCTCCTTTTCTCCAGTGCCACTTTCGCTTCTTCTCTTGTGAAATACAGATTTTCATAGTCATACGATGCCCATTCGTCAGCATACTTGACAGCCTTTACCGATACATCCTGCACCTTGTGCTCGCTGATATAAAAATAGTGGTTCGGTACGGTTTCTTCGAGGATTTCATACACCGTATCTCCGACCTTGCAAGGCAACACCAACAGCCGCCCCTGTTCTTCCAAGTCCCTGTAGCGTTTTAGTTCTTCCAGCCAGTCAGCTTCCTGTCCAAATCCCTCCGCAGTTCTTCCGACCACTCCAAATTCATCCTCCGACAGATGTTTCCGGAGCCGTTTTTCTGCCGCTCTCAACCGGTTAATCTTTTCATCAATCGTCATCCTCAACACTCTAATCAATCGCCTGTCCGCACCAAGTACAGTAACTGGCTTAATCGGCATTTGTTTTCTGAGTGCCTCAATTGCCATATCAATAACCGCATTATGACTCTCACATTCTTCCTTTGTTGGGTTCAAAGGGCTTTCGACTACCAAATAACGTCCTTTCAAATATTCTATAGCCTCTTTCTCTGTCATGTTTCATTCCTCCAATCCCCATTCTTCATCACACCATTCTTGTACTCCTAATTCAATCCACTGTTGAAACTCATCAATAAAGAAATCCTCTAAGTTTTCTCTGTTGAAAGTACCTTCTTTCCGTTTGGTTCGTATCCAGTCATTAACAACCTTTTCATAATATCCATAATAAAAACATCTTGCGCCAGATAACTTTCAAAAATATTGCTATGGTCTGCTATTTTATTTTCTATTTCTATCCCTCCTTGCAATTCGGGCAGAAATGCTGACATTCGCCCTCATTCTTTTCGCAATCTCGTGTATTACTGGTACGGTCACGCCGTTCCCTGCCTGTTTGTAAAGTTGACTGTCACTGTTTACCAATTCAGCCCTATTGAAATATTCATCCGACCATCCTTGCAGCCGGAAACATTCTCTCGGTGTCAGTTTGCGGATAGCAATATAGCACTGATATTTTTCGTACCAAATGGCATAAAACGCCATTCCGTCAGGCGTTGAAATCATAACTCCGTGCCGGTCCTGTCCGGTCAGAGTAAACATTGGCTCTCCATTTCCCTTCATTCTTCTGCCGTTCTGTCTTTTTTCTGCTCTGTCCGGAGTAAGTACAGGAACGCAAATGCCACTTATTTCCTTTCGCCTGTTGCAAACGCCTTTATGGTATCTCGCTTGCAAGCAAAACGCCTTATCATAAGTTTGTATTCCTGCACTTTTTGACATATCGCAAAATACGGGCATGGCGGTATAATGACCTCTTCCGCCACCTTGCCCTGTGTCTAGCGATTCTGTTATCCCTTCCGGAGAAAACACTTGCATATTCCTGCGGAATCCCTCTCTATGTGCGATTATTTGAACACTATTTTCTCTGTCTGCTCTTTCGATAGGAAATACTTTTGTGGTACTTCTCCCTCTAAGATGTCCGATAACGAAAACTCTTTCCCTGTTTTGTGGGACGTAATCGGCAGAGTTGATAACTTGCCACTCTGCATCGTACCCACTTTCGTCCAGCGCAATGAGAAGTTTAAGGAAGTCCGTTCCCCCATTAACGCTAAGTAGGTTTTTAACGTTCTCAATGAATAGGTATGTGGGTCTATCTTTTTCTTCGAGGTCTTGCACAAGGCGCATAACTCTGAAAAATAGGCTGCTTCTTGCTCCGTTAAAGCCAAGCTGCTTTCCGGCAACGCTGATGTCCTGACAGGGGAATCCGAAACACCAGCAGTCTGTTTTCGGTATGTCCTCGGCGAAAATCCGTCTAATGTCATTTGCATACCATTCTCCATGCCTGTACTCCTCCTTTCCTGCTTCTGCCACTCTTTTGTTTTTCGGCAACGTGCTTATGTACTCTCGATCCTTTTCCGTCATAAGGTGCATGGCTGTGTAGCTGGCTACTGCAAATTTATCAAATTCACAGAATCCCACACACTCATGTCCCGCCAGCTCCATCCCTCTGCGGAAACCACCGACACCAGAGAAGAAGTCAATGAATTTCACGAATCCACCTCTCCTTTCATCAACTCCATAAACTTCTCATACTGCCGTTCTGAAATCTTGTTTCCCCTCTTATCCTCTCTAATTTCGATTGTGAGGTGCTTTTCGGCAATATTCGATAATTCCTTCGCAAGATTCTTTCTGCCCTGTTCCAAGCCATCACGATATCCCTTGGCGGCTTTATATTCCGCAATCTGCGATTTGCCCTCTCCCTGTGAGCCACTTGTCTTGTTCCGCAACTGATAACCACCATCAGCATATTTCTTTATCCAGTGCTGTTCCGCACTATCCAACTCGGTGTCTTTGTAAAGCATGAAACCGATTTTCCATCCGTACTGGTTTGTTTCCGCATCATACAAGCCATGTTTTTTCAACGATAAGTCGATATGCTGATAGCCGACAAGATGTTGTGCAAGTCTCGTCAGAATATGTACCGCTTGCCCGATATATGCGTACTTAAATCCGTTTTCATCAATTCTTGTGAGGAAATAAATTCCGCTGTCCTCATTCAATTTTGGATTTACTTTCAGCAGGCGTTCCTTGTTTTTCTTCTCGATAGCTTTTGCTTTCTTGAATTTCTGATAGTCCATCTTTCCACCGCCTTACAAATGCAACTGCATTTCTTCTTTCACAACAAGCATTTCATCTTTTGCTCGTCTGTAAAATTCCTTTGAAATTTCAAATCCATATGAGTTTCTACCGCACTCCATAGCCGCTCTCAGTGTCGAACCACTACCACTGCAAGGGTCAATCACGATGTCCCCTTCGTCCGTAAAAATTTCAATCAGTTTCTTAATTACGGCTACGGGCTTCTGCGCAGGGTGAATTTTAGGAATCTCTTTTCCGTCCTTCTCCCATGTGAACCAGTTGAAAATCATCCGTCCAGTGCCGCGAATATTCTTTCCGTTCTCGTCCTGCTGACACCCGTTTCTAAACTTTGGCAACCTTCCCCGATAAAATACAAGGGCGTATTCTGTCGCACCTACAATACGCATATTCGCCTTTAAAACCTGCGGACTGTAATTTTTGCAGAAAACCAAAGGTATGTAGTTTACAAATCCATGCTTTTTAGCAGCGTTTATCAGTGTCGGCATCTGCTCAAAGCTGCAAAACACAATCATGCACGGGCTGTTGCTGCTTCTGCCACGTGATACGGGTTTCGTATCTTCTTTCTTCAACAGTTTGCTGCAAAAATGAAAATACTCGTACAGATTGAAATTAAAATCCGTATTAAAAGCAGCCTTTCCGGCAAGTTTGCTTTCACCGTTTTTATTGTCCCCACCTTTGTACCACATGGGATTACTACCGTAGAAATTCGTACCCACGTTGTAGGGGATATCAGCAATAACAAGTTGCGCTTTCGGGATGCCGTACCGCTTATAGTTCTGGAAATTGTCATTAAACAATTCCGTTTTTATGTTTTTCAAATCCATAATATCACCGACTTTTCCGATTAACCTCTTTTTCGACTCTTTCAAATTCTTCATCAGATATTCCGAATATCTCAATATAGTCATATTCCGGCGCGAAAAACACTGATATATCGTCCTTCTTATAAATAGGCACCATGAAATCGCCTACAATATTCGCAGTATCGAACATTTGTATCCCTTTTTCAAAATTCTCTTTCAAAAAAACGATTAAATTTTCTATTCTCAAAATCAGTCTCCACCTTTCTTATTTTTTAAAACGGCAAATCGTCATCTTCAATGGTATTGTCGATGGGATAAAACCCATCGGCATTACTCTGCGGTTTCGAAGCATCGTTCGCCTGCCCTGCGTTGTTGCTTGCCGCTTTGCTCTCGGCGAACTCGAAAAATTTCACGATAAAGGATACCCTGTTCTGCTTCTTACCTTCCCTGTCGGTGTATTCATTCTGTACAGCTTCACACTCTAGAATGATTTTCGTACCCTTCTTTACAAACTGCCCCATTGTTTCCGCCGTTTCGCCGAAAGCGGAGATATTGAAAAAGCTCGTTTTCTTCTTGTCTCCGTATCCTCTTTCGACCGCAATGGAAGTTCTTCCGACCGCTAGAGGATTGGCGGACTGCGTGTATCTGAGTTCAACATCTCTTGTTGTTCTGCCAACAAAAATACATTTATTCATTTCTGCTTGTCCCTCTTTCTTCTAAAGTATTCGTTCTTTCGGTAATCTGCCTGATTTTCGATGAACGCCTTATTTTGCATTTCTTTTTTATTTTTCAAATGCTTCTGATTCCAAATCGTGAATTTCTCGCATTTTGAATGACATCCAGCGCTCCTTCCTTCGCATCCATAGCAGGGGCAAATGCCATCCTTCGCCTTGATATTTGCATTTAAGGAAAACTCATACCTTCCCATCACTCAACCACCACCCGTCATTACGCCCTGCAACGTACACATTCGCCGTAGGACACACTTCTTTCATACGCTCGATGAATTTATCGGAATCGGCATTATCAGCTGACAGATGGCACATTATGACGTTATGCAAGGAATTAGAATTATTCGCCTTTACAAACTCACAAGCTGTCTCAATCTCCATGTGACCGCCGAAAATATGATTCTTTTTCCCTTCGTTATCGGGATGAATCATATCCTTGTCATAATTCACGCCGAGAAGAATATGGTTTATATTTTTGAACCGCCATTTGATAAGAGCCGTATCCGTTATATAAAGCATCCTTCCCATTTCCTCATGTTCGATAAGGAAACCATAACAAGCACAAGGTTCGCCGTCCGCATCTGTGTGTGTCCATCTGCCATCAATCGTTGTAAGGTCAAAAGATTTTACTACAAATCCGCCCATATTTACCGATTTACTATCGTTTTTCAGATATGGTACAAAAACGGGTATTCCCATTCTTTTAAAATCTTCTATCGACCTGCTATGGTCAAGTCAGAGATGTTTATGAGTAACTGCTGCTCCGACAATATTTGATATTTTCCAATCAACGCCTTTTTTAATAGTCTTTTCTGATGCGCCTAAATCAAGTAACAAAATTTCTCCTGTTCCACTGATTAAAGCGTGTGAATTTCCACTTGAGCCTGTGACTACCGTTCTCAAAAACATCTACATCACCTCGCTCCCTTTCTCAAATTCCCATACATAGCCACCAGCCTGTTTTCTTACATTGCCTTTTGAGTTGTATGGCTCTTTGCTTGCGACTTGAGATATATTTCTTTGGCATATCCCTGTCATTCTGCTTGCTATTTCACAGTTGACATAATAACGATTATTTAATTCCTTCAACATGGCATCTTCCTATTGTAATACATCTTAATTTCGTCAAGAACAACCTCCACAACATCCATGTCTTACGCAAGAATTAAAAACCAAATCTATTTCTCTTGCATACTGACGGTATTGTTCCGGTAATTTGTTTAAGTATATTTCCCATTCTCCTGAGTGCGTGCGATATTCTTCATCTATCCATCCTCCAGATTGCCAAAACGAATCATAATTAGAATCATTAAATTTTGATGTTTTCAAACAATAATCCTTATAATCATGACCGAATTTAACTATTTCTCCGTCAATTTTTAAAGTCAATACCCCCCTGCAAAGATTAGGGAAAGAACCTGTATAATTGACAAATTCAACATGTTCTGTTTTTGAGATATTCTCTGTGTTTGTATCGACTATCATCATCACACCTCGCTATCATACGGAAATCGAAAGACTCTCGGATAATTGAAAGCGAAATAACTTCCGTTGATACTTTTTGTTTCTTGGAAGTTTACGTATTCCGCTCTCAACATTTTCATAGCCTTTTCGGCTTTTTCTTTTGTTGAGTATTCTCCCATTACACAACATATTTTTGCTGTATTTGCTATAGGCTCTGCAATAACTTGCTCTTGGTGTATATTGTGCGTTGAGATTGCCACGAATTCATACGGTAAATCAACTTTTCCGTTCTGACTAATAATTCTCGTAAATCATCCCTCCTGCACAATTTCCCCATCAATGATGTTTTCCTCGTCAAAATCAACGGCATTTGCACTTTCCACAACATCATCCTGTGTCTGGCGGTATGCATCATCCAGTTCAATCTGTGCCTGTCTCGCCATCTGGTCATAATTTTTTGGATACTTTCTTGTTGCATTGTTGCACATTTTTCTTTTAACCATGCTTTCTGGTGTATCCAACCATGCGCCGCTGATAAATGGTCTGGCAATCTCACATTCCAACATATCATCAACCGTGCTGCACGCTCTCAATGCGTTCAGAATTTCATCCTTCTTTGCTTTGATTTCCTCTTTCTGTTTATCTGTAGCCTTGTATCTGTCGGCACAAATGCCGAATGTGGCGTTCATCATATTTTGCTTAACGTGAGCCAAAAGATTAACCTTTACGCTTGCCCTATCGGCTGTCAGATAAGTTACTGTGCCATCCGTCAATTTTACTGGATATACCACCCGAACCGCTTTATCGGATAATCCGTTTTCTTCCCACTCTGGCGGTGTCAGTTCCAAACCCTTATGTTTGGGTGGGATATAGGTATCTCCTTCTTTGACTACCCAATATGGATAAACTTGTTCGACATCCTTGCCGTAATGAGAGAGAAGGGAATCATATCCTGCACCCTCGATACCCATTTCAACAACCTTTACCCACTCGTTCCCACGCTTTACATTTCTAAGCTGGAAATAACACTCCCTCGGATATGCCGCAGGGTTCAATTTCAGCCCTGCACAGTTTTCAACGATGCCCCTCAAGTTGCTTGTATCGAGGGAGTTCATGTTCGCTTTTCCATCGTTCTTTACAAGATTGTAAATGCTTCCAACTGCCTCCATAGCGCATTTTCTGGAATATTCATCAAAAATAACGCCGCAGGATGAGTAGTCATTTTCAATCAGTCTTACAATTTCGTTAGACCACTGGCTTAATGCCGTTGTAAATTTCTTCTTTTCCGCTACCTGTGTATTTTCAGCCATTATTTTCTACCTCCTCCTCAACCGGCGTATTCCAACAATCTTTACATTCTTTTTCGTAACAACCTTCTATTGTTTCTTTTTTAAGTCCTAAAGATATTGCACAGGTTTTCGGAATACCTTCCTTGCTTAAAGGTGCATTTGGATACTTTTCCAAGAAATCTTGTAAAAACGTCTTTCTCGGATGCTCTTTAGACCATTTTTCTACGATGTCAACTGCAATCTCTGGATACTTTCTCTGTAAACCGCCACACGCGAAACCAGTTGGGTTTTTTTCACTGCTAAGCGGACAATCAGAGCAATCAATACTGCACTTTTTCGTCATTCTATTTTTTTCTTTAAAATATTCCAACGCTGTCATTTCTGCCATTCTGTATCACTCCTCACATGCTTCATATGTCTGCTCGAAAATGTCTGGTTTACAGGGATAAAGCTCTCCCTTCACTCCACGAATCACATAATCCCCAACACTTACATGGTGCGTCCCTTCTAAAGTATCAATATAGAGTTCATCTCCATCTACACTATCAAATTGAATGGTACTATAATACATAATGCCATCTTCAAAGGCATTTACAGCCCAATCGGGGACATAATATTTACCATCTGCACCTTTTAAATCTCCATCATATTTAAACGCTTCAATTACCACAGGCTTCTTTCTGTATTTCATAACCATCACTCCACTTCCTTAATTTCTCCATCTTCCAACCGATACCATGTGTCCTCTTTATATGTATCCCCATCAATCTGGATTGCTTTGTAATTGACGATTTCTCCTTTGCCGTTTCGTTCGACCATAACAATCACACTACCCATGCCGCCTTTAGCTCTGCCACCGTTTTCAGAAACCATGATAGAATGTTTTCCGCCTGCCAGTGTAGCCCCGTATCCGCCTGCCAGTTTAGCGTTGTCTC